TCTGCTTTACCTCTAAATGGAATGCCATCGACATCACATAAAGCTGGTACTTCAAACTTATTACCTTTAAGATAATCCATACAAACATTATTACGTAAGAATGATTGAACTATTCTGTTATTAATATTGCGTTCTTTTACAGTGTATGTATTTTCCTTACCATTTTCTAATACTGCTTCTTTCCATGCCTTAGTATTCTTACTAGAAACGTCTATAAACGTAAGTTTATTGTATTTCTCTGGCTCTAATATCTGCATGTGTATTAACTTACCATCTCTTAGGGCTTGAGTTTCAGTCATTTGCTGCTTTTGCTTCCATACAAAATACTTTGGACTCTTCATTAACCACTTTGCGCTAGAGTAAGATAAAACCTTACTAACATCCATGGTATTATAGTAGAAGTCATCATCTACCATCTTAGCTAACAACTCTTCATGGTTGTAATCTTTTTTATCAAGTAATATCATAATATTATTTATTTTCGTGGTATCTTCTACGCTGTCCTTCTCTTCTACCTGCTTTAGGATTTAGAGTCTTTACGGGTCTCCCTGTATCTGGGTGAACTCCCATGTCACCTCCTGTATTTACGTACCAAACTATAATAAGTGTGGCCATAATAAATATTATAGTTAGTGCGAATGGATTGCCTTCAAAGGCTAAATGTAATAAATTCTCATTCATGTTATTCTATTTTAATTGCGTTAGATTGTATTACTTCTGTTTGTTGAGGTATATGTTTATGATTATATGCTTTAACCATTATCTCAACTCTCTCCTTTAGCTCATGTATCTGACTATCTGGACAAGACATAAGTAAATCATTGAATAGCTTGTGTCTCCTTACTAGTTTTTCTTTAGTTAAGTCTTTAGTCACATCTACTCCAAAACACTCCCAAATGGCTTCTGAAGTACTTCTATCGCCCAACTCTATCATATCATTGACGAAATTGTTGTGATAAATAGCAATATCGTGCTTATAACCCCACTCATCGTGAATATTAGCATTAGTAAAGCCTTTCTCTTTAGCATACCATAAAGCTAAACGTCTTGCTGTAACTACTGATCCTACTCTAGACTTAGCTGTAATGTCCTCTACCTTGTAGACCGACTCTACTTTACTTTTAATCTCTGCTAGTGTCATTAGAAACAAATGTCCTGTTTAATTCTATCTCCATCTACATAGACTCTACCTTCATATCCACTCTGTCCATCTCCTCCAGGCCCATTCATGATAACCTCGTAAGGTTCTCCTGCTTTACCTAAGTCAACTGTGATACATTCTTGTGGTTTCTCACATCCTACAGTAAATACTAAAATCATGCTTAGTAAAAATAATATTAAAATGTGTAGTAATCCTTGTCCTGCACCTTTAACTTTCTCTGCAAGTTGTCTGCGCTTTTCTCTCTCATATCTAGTCTGCTCTTTAAGAGCTTCTATTGCTAGAAATTGTTTTGCTTTCTCTTCTGGTGTCAACTCTCTCATATTTTCTCTAAATCTTTGTTCTCCGTAATTCATATCGTTATCTATTTACGTTATCTAATCTCTCTATTAATTGTCTGCATTCAGACTTCTCTAGTAGCAACATCTGGTCTCCCATGAAGTCACACTGCTCAAGTTTTACTATGTAGCAGCTACCATCTGTACTGTTTTCTCCTATTGTTACTCTCATATTAGTATAATTCTATAAAGTTAATAATTGCTTCAGGGTGATAATATTTCAATATATCGTTACAAGCTTTGTCTACTACATGGTCTGCGACCTCTGTATTAATTAGGTACTTGTGATTACCGTATCGTGGGCATTCTATTATTAGTTCTCCCATTATGATTCCATTTGTTTAATACGCTTAAACGTAAGTGATAAATCATAATCTCTATCTGCATCCATGCGATCCATTGCACGTTGGTCATCGATTAAATCATTCTGTAATGTTGTGTAAAGTTCTACTGTTGTCATAATATTGTGTTTTATTGTTATTGTTAGTACAAACATACAACAAATAATTGACACTACCAAACATATATGTAAAAAAAAGGGATAAACTTTTACATCTATCCCTTAACTCATTGAATTACTGGCTTATGGGCCTAGTAAAATATCTTTTAAAATATCTCATTAATCACACTTATTTAATTTATTAAACTTAATTGGTGATTGAAACTGAACATCGTAAATGTTCTTTTGTGTTTCTCTTTGTACCGAGCAACTGCTCATCATAATTACTAAGCAAATGATAATCATTATCACTCCTGCTCTTATTAGTTCATCGTGTTTCATATTTGGTTATTTACTTTTGCGTAAATTAATACACCTACTGTGGTTAATACTAATACTACTAAATTAATTATTAATTCCTTTCTTTCCATCTGTTAAATATATTTCTAATGCTGCTAACGCTCTCCATGCAACCTTTGCCAGGTGTAATACACCGTCATCGTCCATAGGATTAACGCTGTGATCAATGAGGTGACGTACAAGAGCATCTTCATTGTCTGTACTCTTAGTCTTATCCCAATATAATTTATCTCCATGGTTGTGTTGTTTTTGTCCTGCTAAAGAACATTGACTTACCTCTTTTAAAGCATTAGGGAAGTACTTAAGGACACCCGAATAAACTGGCTGCCCTTTTCTTTCCTCTGCTTTGGTAGGTTCTGTAACTCTCTCGAATACCTTTACACTTCCGCCTAATACTTTTCTAGTAACATACCCGTCAGTATTATCGTCAATTACGTATCCTCTAGGATCAACAGTATCTAACCTGTCGTCCACTAATCTACCGTAGCTACTCATTATAATGTCATTAGTTCGTTGATGGCTGTATGCCCTCCAATTACTACTCCACATCCGATAGCTGGCTTCTTACCTGCCTTAGCGTAAGCCATAGCGTAAGTATCAAAGTTAATACCGCATCCAACCTGCATACCAAACACTTTAAAGTTACGTCCTACTGACCATTCAGTATAACACTGTGTATGTAAGTGGCCCTGCACTGTAGACATCATGTCTGCCTTAGACTTAGTACGAGCTGTACCTGCTTCACCGTGAATGTATTGAACGTTGTCATACACTACACGCTCTGTAAAGTTCCATTTAGGCGTGTTTAAGACATCTTTATAATCTTTAACCCATTGCCTTGGTACTTGTGAAGACTGTGCCTTACGCATGATTATACGGTCATGGTTACCTATAGTAACGTCTGCCTTAGGAAACTCTTTGTACCATCGAGCTAAACGCTCTATAGCAAGCTCAAGTTCCTGTCCACCTCCCATACCATTAGCATCAGTCTCATGATATGAAGAGTAATGATTATCGATCACGTCTCCAATGAACACTACTTTATTACAGTTGTACTTAGCGTACACCTCTTTACAATGCTCAAAGTAACCATCTAAATCAAACGGTGCATGTAAGTCACCAATGACAAGTATGCGATTCTCCTTCTTAGTGAAGTGATTAAATACTGCTTTCTTGTTTCCACTTAAACGTGGTCTGAAATCTTTCTTTGCTTTACTCATATTATATTGTTTTTATTATTATGGTACAATAGTACAAAAAATATTTTAATCTACCAAATAATTGTTAGTAATAATTGTATTTATTTTCTTAGGTAGTATAACGTAGATATATGAATCTTCAAAACATCCCATGTCATCTATAGCATAAACTGGCATGCCTTCCTCTCCTAAGACTACATATAAGTCTTGTACAATATCTTCAGCTTCGATAGCATTGTCTACATTTTCTAACCTATCTAACTCATGGTGTACTATACCAATAAGTGTATCGTGTCTTTCAATATAGAGTTGCTCTAATGAATTATTCTGCATCATTTCTAGTCCATGTTAATGTTAAGATTAAAACACCAAGTGCTACTTGATAATTGTAATCGGTTTCTTTCTCATCTTCAAAGTAGTTAGATGATTGACTAATGCCAAACATAAAACCTTTATTAAGTGACAACGTTAGCTGTGCATCTTCTTTGAAATATACTAGGAATGCGCTTCCAATCATTGCTAGTAAAACTATTGTTATAATGTGTAGTATCATATTAAAAATCTAATTTAGGTTCGTAATCTAATTGTGGTGCTGCCTTAGGCATTACATCCATACCAGCGTATGTAAATCCACACGATCCTGGCATCATTCTGAGACATACTGGGCTGTCGATACTAGTGGGACGACCGCCAGATTCCACCTCTTTGACTTTTCTGACGTGAATCTCACTAATCATCCAGTCAGTTGGGCTTTGAACATATCGGTGAACCGTATATACTTGGTTCGCACGATTTCCCCACTTACCACCGCCTTCAACGTCTGCCATTGATGGAGGAACTGGTAACCCTTCGTATTGATGTCCTTTAGGGTGAACTCTACGCAATGCTTCTGTAACAGCGTGAGTATTTAATAATATTGAAACGTCTAACTTGTCACAAAACATACGCATCTTGGACGCTATTTGATAGTCGTATTCATGACCTCCTACTTTACGCATGAGGTTGCTATCCTTAGTTAAGGAATTGTAAGGGTCTATAAGAAAGCCATCGAAGTCAAACTGCTCGAACTTAATCTGCATCGCTTCATCTAATAATGTTTCGGCTGTATAGAGCTTATCAAATTCCATAATCTTAAAATGATTGTCAATCCATACCATCTGTTCCTTTATTACCTCATCACTTAGTTGATTGATGGGTTTTCCTGTTTTGAACTCAAGTACTTTACGAGCGATAGAGTAGGGAGTGTTTTCCGAAGAGAACACCAACCA